CACGCCGGTCAGGCCCAGCTCGCCCTGGATGACGTGGATGGCGTCATAGACGTCGCCGAGGTTTTTGATGTCGTACTTCACGCCGGAGATCTTCGTCGCGTCTGACAGCAGGCGCTCCATTTCCTTCTGGGTGCCGCCGTAGCCGAGCTTCAGGTTGTCCAGCATGGTGTAGTTCTGCTTGGCAAAGCCCTGGTATGCAGCCTGTACGGAGCCGATGTCCGTGCCCATTTTGGCGGAGTTGTCCGCCATATCCATGATCGCGTTGTTCGCCGCTTCCATGGCCTTCACGGTGTCGCCGCCGTATGCTGCTTTCAGAGCCGCACCGAAGGAGACGGCCTGCTCCGCGTAGGAGTTGGCGGAAATCCCGGCCTGCGCCGCCTGTACGGCGTATTCCTTCGCCGCTGCGGAGGCTTCCCCGTAGATGGTGTCCAGACCGCCGAAGCTCTGCTCCAGGTTGCCGCCGGCGGAGAAAGCGTCCTTGACGATCTTCCCGACCGCTGCCACGCTCACGATCTTTCCCAGCGTGCTCATCAGGGAACTGCCCAGATTTGCTCCGGCCTTTTCCCCGGCTCCGGCTGCGCCGCCGCTGAGCGTTTTTTCGATATTGTTTTCTATCCCCGGAGCCTTGGGGATAATGTTGACATATGCGTTGCCGAGATCTGGCATACTTATCCCTCCATCATAGAGCTGCGCCACGCCTGGAAATCGTCAGGATTCTCAAATCCCGGTCCGATTTCCGACTGTTTTCCGCCGAGCATCTGTTCCAGGATCGATGCCGGCGGTTTCTTTCCGCGCTGCCCGTCCTTTGTCTGTCTCCAGACGAGGATCCGGAGGCAGTCTGCGATCATCGCTCGGAGAAGGGTATCGGCGGGCGCGGGGGCGCCGCTCAGTTTCTGCATCATGCGGGATTCCGGCCTCAGCCCCATGGCCAGCGTAGCAGCCGTTGATACGGGCAGCGCACGCCAGTTGTAAACATGGTAGGTCTCGGCGAAGTCGCAGATGAGCGCTCCCTCGTCGAGGCCCACCATGCGGGCGAGGCCGGTCAGTTTTTTACGGCGTCCCCTCCGCCCTGCAGGATCTCCGCCAGGGCAAGATCAAGCTCTGCCGGAGGGACGCGTCCCTCGTGGCTGAGTCCGATGTGCTCGTAGAGCGCCGCCTTCTGCTCCCTTCCGAGGAGCATCTCCAGCAGTCTGGACAGGCCGGAGATCTTCTCGAAATCCGGCGTGTCCTCCGCTGAGATCATTGCGATCAGATCGACGAAGCGCATGTCATTGGCATTCTGTTCATCGAACTCGTACCGGAAGCCGGTGGATGTGGTGCCTGTTTTCATTTCCTCGCCCTCCTGACCGATCAGGTGCTGCTGCTGGTGCCGAGCTTGAAGTACTCGTAGTGGTTTACGCCGCTGGCATTCGGCAGCGCGTTGATCGTGATCTCATAGCCGATCGGCTCGTCGTCCTTGTAGACGATCTCGCCGACCTCGGAGATGGCGCCGTCGGGAATGACGATGCGCTTCATCGCGCCGCCCTTGAGCACCATGTCGATGACGTAGCTGGCCTCCGCCAGCTGGTCGGCCGTGGCCTGGACGGTGATCGTGTGGTTGCCGTCGTCCACGGTGACCTTGGAATCGCCGTAGACGGTCTTGAGCACGTTCGCGTTCAGGGCCTCGATCAGGGTCAGCGTCCACTCGTCGCTCTTTTCATTCTGGACGACCAGCACGGTGGCGCCGCCCCAGGCCTTGACCTTGTCGGTGTCGGGCGTATTGTTGTTGGTGACGCCGTCCTCGCTGACATATCCGAGTTCTACGAACGCGCCGTCCAGCGCGGTGCTGGCGTCGGTCGGCAGCGTGGATCCAAGCGGGGCGCGGAAGACGGCCCCGGTGACCTTCGGCTTGCCGGTACTGACATTTGCTACATTAGGCATATGGTTTTACCCCCTAAAACAGATAAATGATTTCAAAGACTGACAGATACCGCGCGGTCTTCGTCTCGGTGTCCGAGTCGTTGTAGAAAGTCCTCAGCCGGCAGCTGCTGACCTCCCAGTGCTCGGTGATGCCCGCCATGGCCTGTTTTACGGTTTCACCGAGCGCCATGGCCTCGCTCCGCGTGGGCGCCCAGCTTTCAATGGCGATCTCCGCGCGCGGGATATGGTTGCTGACGGAGGAGCCGGTCTGCTCCACCGTCACAAAGCTCGCCGGCATGGGGCTCGGCACGTTCCCGGTCACGGGGACGTGCAGTTCAGCGGCCAGATAGTCCAGGACAAAGGATTCGATCGTCATGTTCAGCCTCTTCCCGACGCCTTGAGCAGCGTCTTGTTTTTCCGGTTGTCCCGCCTGGCCTTGGCGCTTGCTGCGCGGACGGAGGCGATGGCGATGAAGTTGATGGGGTGTGCGCTTTCGGTTTCATAGCCGTCTCCGGCTGAGGAACGGATCCTCGCGGCCTCCTCGTTGAGGATGCCCTGCATCTCGCCGGACTTCATCAGCGCGTTCAGGCCGCTGAGATTGAGCTTGAAAGTGATGTCCTTACTCATAGCGCTCCACCCACACTTTCTTGTGCCAGGGTGTCGGCACGAGCGTTTCGATCCCCTGCACGGTCGCGCCGAAGGTCCGGAAGCGCTGCCCGAAGAACTCCACCTCCGTGTTCGTCCAGTTGTGCGTGTCGCCCTTCGGGATCCCGAGGACATACGCCAGCCGCTTTCCCTCGAAGTTGATCGAACTGGTGACCTCGTCCGTGCTCGGTTCGCCGATCAGGACGTTATCCACGGTGACAACGCTGTCGACATAGACAGGATTGTTCAGCGCATCATAAACCGGCGTGGAATCGACGACCTTCTGGGTGCGCACGTGCAGCGTGACGGTCACGCCCCTCATACGGGCACCTCCGGCACGAGCTCCTCCACGGGGCTGTAGCTGCCGATCCGGTTGCCGAGGCCGAGCATCTGCCGGTCCGTCTTGCCGAGATACAGTTCGCCGAGGCTCCCGCCGCTGCTGATCGTCCAGCTCTGGCTGTAGCCGAGACCGCTCATGCTGCCCTGCGTGGCGCCCATGGGCACGCCGCTGGAGCTTCCGTCGCCGAGCGCCCGGATCACCATGCGGCAGCTGACGACTTTTTTCGCGTCAGCCGTTGCGCCGGAGACCGCCGCGTCGATCAGGACGGCCGCGTCATCCAGCAGTTTCGAGCACACGGCCTGTTCGGCCGAGTCCATCGTCCGCAGCATCCTGGCCTGTACGTCGCTTGTAGTCGCGTATGCCGCCATGGGATCACCTCATTTCTTGGCGGTTTTCCTCCTTGCGGGAGGCCTCTTCACCGGCTCCGCGGGTGACGGTACGGCCGGAGGGGAGGCGAGCCGGTGGCCCGCCTCCAGGTATTCGTCCAGCCGGGATTCATGCACCCACATCGTTGATCCGGTGACTTTGTTGATCATCCGGATCATAACGATCAGGACACCGGAGTGGCGCCGGTCAGCAGGTTGAAGCAGCTGGTGTCCGCGCGGAAACCGAGCTCGATCTCGGCCCTGACGGCGAACATGTTGTGCTCCCACAGGTTGACCTGGGTGCTGTTGATGGTCAGGCCGGTCTGGTCCGCGAAGCGGATCTGCACGCCTTCCACCGTGCCGTACATGGTCTGCGTCCAGTCGCCGGCGATGCCGACGACGGCCGGGGTGCCGGGCGCGGTGCCCACGCCGGCCTCGCCGGCCACGTAGAGGCCGCGGCTCTCCACGACAGGAGCGCCGAGCAGGCGGGCGCCGGGGCCGTTGGCGACGTCGGCGATGAAGATCGGGCGCTTGGTGGTGTCCGTGGCGCCGAGCAGGATGCCGATGGCGGCGGGGGACAGGGCAAAGCCGTTCACACTGCCGTTGTGCTCCGCGATATCGGTGTAGGCCGCGACAAGGCCGCCGTAGGTGGTAGCGTCGCCGGAGGGCACGAGGGCCTGCGCGGTGCAGAGGGCGAAGCTGTCGAAGTTCTCGCCCGGCTTCTCCACGGCGCCGATGACGGTCGCGTCGAACTTCTGGGCCAGGGCGAGGGGCAGGCGGGCGATCAGGGCGTCATAGAGCGCCGCGGCATCGCGCCGGAACTCGTCGGAGAAGGGGACAATGACCGCGAGCTTGTAGGCCGCCATGAGCTTGGTGCTCAGGCCGGGGTTGCTGACGGGCTTCGCGCCGGTCTCGGCCACCCACGAGGCTGCGGGGTCGGAAGTGATCACGGGGATCTGCACGCCCCTGCCGGGCAGGGCAATCTGACGGGCCAGCTGCATGACCGCGGAGGCCTGCTGGGTTTTCTGCATGATCTCCTGGCTGACGTCAGCCGGGAGGGTGATATTGGTTCTGTTGGTGGAAATACCGCTCATTTCTGGTGACTCCTTTCAATTGTCATAGATTTTCGTTCGCCCAGTTCGCGAACTTGTCGCGGGTGCTGAGCGTCTGGCTGTGGCGCGGCTCCCCGCCGTCCCGCACCTGCGGATAGCCGCCAGGCTTGGCAAAGGCGAGGATCTCGTCGGCCTGCTTCGCGCAGGCCTCCTCGGTGTCCCCCGTCAGCAGATGCGCCGGGATCTTCTTCTCGCCGGCGACCTTCTCCCGTGTCAGACGGACGGTCTCGGCGTTTTTCATGCCCGTCAGCTCCTGGTTGAGCTGTTCGATCTGCTGCTTCGCCTGTTCCAGCTCGGCCGGATCCGGAACACTGGCGTATTTCTGCTTGAGGCTCTCCAGCTCGTCGCGCACCTTGCCGATATCGGCGCCGTTGATAGCGAGGAGCTTGTCGACCGCCTCCTTCGGGGCGTCGGGGAACAGGTCTGTGATGTCTGCGCGTTTCATGGGGTGTCCTTTCCCGGCTGCGCTTTTTACGGGGTCGCATCCCGTGCCGTCGGCGGTTTTACGAGTCGCCGCTCAGATATTGTTATCAAAATACCCTTGCGGGGTTCTGATACGATGTGTTAAGACTGGACACCGTTGCGCGCCCGGATCTGCGTGCGCAGCGCTTCGACCAGTTCATCGTCCTCCCAGTACTCGGCCCGGGCCAGATAATCCCGGAAGTGGTGGAGGGTCGAGCCGCCGAGGAGCCAGTCTACGTGTTCGACCAGGTTCGGCCTCACGTTTTCCACGACGTCGTAGGGATGCCAGCAGGCCATGAACTCGTGGAAGAAGGTGTCGTCGCCCTTGTTCAGCTGCCACATGATCGGCAGTTC